CAGTTCCTTGGGTCCCAAACTTTCTAAGTAATGCCTTTGTTGCAACATCCTCAATATTTTCACAATCAGTATAATACATTGTATTACCTAAAGAGTGTTTTATAAACCAAGTATAGTGACTAACAAATATGTGTTGCAAGTGGTCAGATACTCTCTCAAGTCCATCAGAACATCTTTCAAATGTAACGGAAGCTTTTTGCATTGGTGAATTTGTGTAGAATATTCCACCGTTATGAAACTGAATAATGTAGATTCTATCTGCGTTATATTTTCTCCTAATTTCTTTTAAAGTAAAATGAACAAGTTCGTCTTTCTCAATTTGTTTAATTAGTTTTTTCTTAGACGAAGCATCTCCCTTCTTTTCCATATATCTTTTGAAGAAACCTGCTGATATAAGTGCCACAACAATTGATGTTACGGAGCTGATTACTGCTACAAAAATATTTTCAATCACATCTATTAAGTTTAAAGTTTAAGAACTAATAAATAAATATAATAAACCTCATAAAAAAAGGGACAATTGTCCCTTTACTTTTTTTATATAAGAAAATTATTCGTAATTTACTCCATATATGATACAAACATCGTCGTACTCAATCATTATGAAATTTTGTTCATCAGAGTTAACCATATAAAACTTACACTTTTTCATATTAACATCATATGCTAACCAATATGTACCATTTTCAGTTTCATATTCGGGCATTAATGTCTGATAATATTGAATGTCCTCGGTGTAGATGGTAATGTCTTTTCCATCAAACTTAATTGGAATATTGGATTCCATTATTTTAGTTTTTCCAAACGTAAATCGTTCATCGGAATTTTCCCTAAAACCAATAGTTAAAGAAAATGCGTACTGAGAAAATGTAACTGTTGTTAGTAACGCTAAAACTAGCGTGAGGATTGTTTTTTTCATTAAACAAATATAATTAATAATTTACAATAAAAAAATAACTTAATGGATATTTATATAAAAACTATCCATATGACTAAAGAATTTTTAATTGAGAAAATTAATAGTGGTTTATCTCTAAACCAAATAAGTAAAGAAACAGGTAAAGGACTTACAACAGTAAGATATTGGGCTAAAAAACATCAAATAAATTTACCTAATAAACCTTTTAAGGATATTAACAAAAAAAATTATGGGGAAACTAGATTTTGCCCTAAATGTGAGAAAGAATGTAGTACATCTGAATTTTATAATAGAAGGGATAAATCTAATTCTTCTTCATATTGTAAACAATGTACTAATCATCAAACTGTTGTTAGGCAAAGAAACTTAAAAAAACAAATGATTGAATATAAAGGGGGTAAATGTGAAAGATGTGGATATGACAAATATTACGGAGCCTTAGAATTTCACCACATTGACCCGACTAAAAAAGATTTTAGTTTGTCACATTTAAAGAGATATAAATTTGACCAAATTATAATTGACGAACTCGATAAATGTATGTTACTATGTTCAAATTGCCACCGTGAAATCCACGGTGAGCAATCGAACCCAAAGTACCTCTACCAGGATTCGAACCTGGAATGAGGGATTAGAAATCCCTAGTTATATCCCTTTAACTATAGAGGCATATATTAGAACAGGCGTTCTATGTTTATATATTTATTTTATGATTTGTTTTTTAGCACCTACCACATCAAAGTAAGTGTCTATTAATTTATCTATTCTTGAGTCGGTATAAGATTTTGATAGTTCCACATTACTCTTACTGAGTTCAACCACCTCATTTCTTATGTCTCTAAAACCTCCCCAAACATCTTCAACTCGTCTGTCAAAGGTTTGAGTGATGTGTCTTGTATCATCATAGAACTGCCTTGGCATTTCATCTAATCTCTGTTGAAGTATCTCGATACTCTTTTGTTGGTTTTTAATCTTAAGCAAACCCCAAATAACTATGACAACAAAAGCCGCCGCAACTATCGAGAGCATACCCAAAACGAAATAAACTTGTTCATTCATTTTATTATCTCCTTTATTTATGTCAAAGAACGCCTGTTTTAGTGCATCTTGCAGGGCTCGAACCTGCGACCCAAGCCTTATGAGGGCTTCGCTCTGACCAACTGAGCTAAAGATGCTGGTTTAATTCTTTTACAAAGATACTTTAGATTTTTCCATCTTCAAAATCTTTTGACAAAACTTTTTCGATGTTTTTTTCTTCGATGTAATTTGAATTATACTTGAAATCTTTCCAATTGTCAAAATCTTTTAGGTCCTCGATAACTTTTTCGTGAACCATAACAAAACCTTCAGGAATATTCCCGAGAAGTTTAAGGTAGTGAGCCTTTTTAATTTTATCTTTAATCTCTTCCGTCACAAGTACAAATATAGGACAAAAAAAATATTAATCAAATAAAAAACCCCACTCTTTTGGAATGGGGGTTATTTTATGTAGGATTTTTAATTATCTAGCATTTGGGTTTCCCTTACCGGCAAAACCTAAATTTGTTTTATACATTTTTAATTGGAACATCATATCCTCTATAGCTTCTAGTTGTTTTTCAGGTCTCATATCAGCAATTGATTGCATAAAATCTTCAATTACTGATGATGCATCCACACTATCTGTTTCTTCAACTTCCATGTCCATTTGTCGTTTTAAACCATTTATTGTTTCTGAATCCATATCCATATCCATATCCATTTCCATAATTGTTCTTTTAACAATTCTTGATAAATCTGATTCTGTAAGTCTAACTATTTTTTTCATATTATTTTTATTTATAAATATTCTATCAAATAAAAAACCCCATCTCTCTTGAAGATGGAATTTAACTATTAATTTTTTAATTTTAAAACATTCCCATAAAATCTTGTATCTTAACTCCACAAACTTTACCTTCCCCCTTTAAACTGAAAAAGGCGGCCCCGTTTTGATAGTCGAATTCAATTTTTTCCAACCCACCTCCACTCAAAGCGGATTTTACACGTTGAATCCCCTGACTTCCACAAGAAGGAGGTAATTTTGTGTTTGTAGTATCCGCGGTTGGTTGCTCATTTAAAATTTTTACAACAATTCTTGTTAAATCTGATTCTGTTAATCTAACTATTTTTTTCATATTATTTTTATTTATAAATATTCTTCCACATTAAAAAAAACTATTTATTAAATGAAATTACAAACCCATAACCAAACTTTCTAGTTCGGCAATATTTGCCAATTCTTCTTCATATTCTGTTTTATAAACAGTAGTTTGATATTTTTCAGGGACAACAGTTCCTGGTCTCCAACCTTCTGACCATGCTTTTTTAAGTAGTTCATTATCCTCTTTACTACCTGAACTACCAAATGCCTCTTTAACAAAAGACCATTCATAACCTTCAGTTTCAGACATAGTTTTTGGGGTATCTTTTTGTATTTTGTCGTAAGATTTTTCGTAAGCTATTCCTGCAGCCCCATAAGTTGCAGCAGTTGTAGTAAATTTTAAACCAGTTTTTGCTATTTTAGTTAATTTTTGTTTAACCACATCTGTTGTTGCTTTGGCGGCTTTATTTGCGGTATTCTTTGTTATTTGAGATAATTCTTGTTGTACCAAAGATTTATTAGCTGATAGTCCGGAAGCAACCTCACTCTCCAATTTTGTTAATGGAGCTTTGGTCGATAATTTAGTCGCAAGAATTTTCATCCCATTAGTACCTAATTCTTTTACACCAGGAATTTTAGAAATAACCGCGCCAGCACCTGGTAAAAACGCAAACATTGCCTGCATTCCCGCGCTTTTTAAATCTCCTTCTTCATAATACTTAGCGGCATCATACAATGAAATACCTGCAGAAATAAACGGACCTACAACAGGAATAAAAGCAGTCGCTATTGATAAAATTGTAGCAGCGGTATGGTCATCTACTTTGTTATTATCTGTTTTTTTACTGTTATATTGTTTTGCCATATCCGGTTGACCCTTTCGTGCGTCTTTATACTGTTGTTGTTGTTGCGGAGTTAAAGTGGAAAATAAATCATTGGTCTTTGGGGATGGCCCCAAATTAGGTTTTGGACCTGTCTGTTGATTCTGAGGTAAATCAGAAATTCTTTGTTCACTTAATAAAGGTTTAACATCTCCAAGTTTAGATTCAAGAAGATTATTAAACCTATTTTTTATATGTTCTTTATTCATATTATTGGCCAAATAAATCAGTTACATTATTGGGTTTATAGGAACCTCCAGTGTTTGATTGATACATTTGTCTATACTGACTCATATTTATACCCTCACCATATGGAATTTCACCACTAAGTTCATACCTATATGTTATATTATCAGTTATGGATTTATCACCCTGTATAGTACCTTTTTTATTATATCCACCTATCGCACTTTGTATGTCTGATAATAATTCTGTTTGTTTTCCATTTTTTATAACTTCAGGTGGAATGTAAATAGTTGCCCCTTTTTTACCCCATTGTACTGTACCTGGTAAAAACTCAACCCCAACTCCTACCTTTGCATGTGCTCCCCACTTTTGAGTTACTGGTAATAATTTATCATACAAATAAGCTGAATCGTATAAATCTTCACCATATACGTGAAATTTCCAACCACTCATTTTTTCAGGTGAGGGGCCAAATGGTAACCATGTTTTAGAAATACTTGAATTGTTTAAAATACCCAAAAGTCTTTCTTGTTCCTTTTGAGGTATTTGAGATAATGGTGTAAAAGATGATTGTAAAATTTTTTGTCCAGCAACTTGTGACGATGCTTTAGGTTTAATATTTTGAAACAAACTTCTAAATTCAGAGCCATCCGCAAGATTTCTTGGAAATGTAGTTAATACTTGGTCAATAGTTAAGTCTCCCCTTGATACTGCATCTAAAGCACTTTTTATCGATTTGAGAGAATACTCACCTCCTCTGAGGGATTTTAAATATAAACTACCTTGTTTTTCGACGATATTTATGCCTTGTTTATTAATAGCCTTTGCTAATGCCAATTCTACACTTTTAGCCACATCGTCGCCAAAAACTTTAACCAAATCATCAGAAGAAGGAGCAATAATTTTCCTAATTATACCAACCGCTCCTTGTTCCTTCAAGATTCTTTTAACAATTTTTGTTAAATCTGATTCGGTTAATCTTATTATATTTTTCAATATTTTTTATTTATAAATATTCTTCCACATTAAAAAAAATTTGAATTTTATAAAACTGTTTTTTACATTTGTATAAATGAACGTAGGAGTTTTAGTTTTAAATTCAGATTATTCCCCCATTAATGTCACAAGCTTTAAAAGGGGATTTAACCTTGTTTTTAAGGGTAAAGCCGAAGTTGTGCAATCTACAGGTGAACCAATAACAACTTATCTTGGAGAGTTTCTAAGACCCATCATTATTCGCTTACTTGATTATATTCATTATAGACCCAAAAAAATAAGTGTCTCTAAGAATAGAATTATGAAAAGGGATAAGTTTAGATGTGTGTATTGCGGAAGTCAAAGACATCTGACTATTGACCACGTTATTCCAAAATCAAAGGGAGGACAAAATACTTGGTCCAATATGGTTACGTGTTGTTCAAAATGTAACAGTAAAAAAGGGGATAGAACCCCTGAAGAAGCCGGACTAAAGTCCGTTTACCCAAAGGAGCCCACCATGTTTCAAGATGTTATCAGTAGTGAGCTCCTTCAGGCTTGGGAATTATTTAAATCAACTTTTTGATTCTTCTTTTGCAAGAAGTTCTTTAATTTTCATAACCAAATTATCAACCTTTTTTCTAGCTTTATTCATTATAGGTTCAGATACGCTTGCCAAATTTGATTTGACGTTTCTTTCAAAATCTGCAGTTTTTAAATAAGGTTTTATTGTTGATTGTAATACCGAAATAAAATTATCAGGTGTACTTGAGTCATTTGAAATAGAATCGGAGAATGATTTATAAATCATGTCAATCATTTTATCCGTATCAGTAAATAACTGTCCAATATCATTGAATGGGTAATTTGAAACTTTATCTTCAAAATTTCTTCTAACCTCACCTTTTAATCCTAAATTTTTAGAAACATAATTGCTAAACTCTTGTTTCATTCTGTCTTCTTGTCCCTTAAATAAACCTGATTGAATTAACGCACTGTCAAAAGTAACATTATCATCTTCGTTCAAATAAAGTTTAGATTTCTTGTAAGATTCTGCAAGTTTGAACATTTTATCAAAGAACTTGTTATAGTCGCCGTAATAAAAATTTTCTTCAAACTTTCTAAGGTTTTCGTTAATTTTTTTAATTTTATATTTCTTTTCTTCGTGTTTAAGAAGTACTTTATTTCTAATACTTTCTTTTAATGTTTTTGTATTCACTTGATTAATCATTCTTTTTTTATTTATGTAGGACTCTCTTGGTGCCGTTTCCCCTTGATTTTCTTCTCCAGTACTTCCTTCACCACCATATACTAGGTTAGAACTGTCACCATTCCAATACCATTTATTATTTATTTTTTCGGCAAATAGATAATAACCATTATAAAAAATAATTACTTTATTGTCGTTATTTGTGTCGTAAATCTGAGCACTACGGTCATTATATTGGTACCTTAAAGCATTTAAAACTTTATTTAAATCAAATCCAATTCTTTCAGCCTCACTGTTTGTTAATATACCTGTAGATTCTTCTCCGCCTGCCGAAATGTTTGGGTCGGTAGGCCTTTGTTGTAGTAATTGAGGTTTAGAGCCGTCGCCAATATCGAACTCTCGACCATCATCTAATACCCAAACCCAAGTACCTTCTGGAGTTTTGTTTGCGTTATATATTTTTCCACTAGGATATTCTTTAACTGTAAATTGTTTTGAGCCGTCACCAATTAGCTCCATTCCTGTTTCATCACTCCAAATCCAACGGTTAAGGTTAGGAAATTGTTTCATTAAGTCTTCCTCAGTCTTATTTAATGTCATCCCTTCGGCTTCTCCTTTAAGTCTTTCAATTGCCTTATCTACTTGTTCTTGATAATTGCTGTCATCAACGTCAATACCCAATTCTTTTAATCTGGCATACACGGGATTATTTGGGTCAACTTTTTCTCTATCTAACCATTCATTTACAACTGTCACAATACTTTTTTGGTCTAGAGTGCGTCCTCTGTTATCTAAAAACTCAAAAAACTTACCAATAGTATCATCAATATCTGATGGTACTAAATCGTACCCGTCAAATTGTGAGATTATATCAGGTATAATATTTTTAATCCTTTTTATTAAACTATCCTCTGTTTGTGCTTGCAAATTATTGAGCTCTGTAAATATTGATGTACAAAAAATGGTATTACCAGAAACTTCTGTGTCTTTACTTGAATTACAAATTTTTTTAAAAACATCAGTTAATCTATCTTTTGATTCTAAAATAGGGTCGTTTAGAACTGCGTCTATAATCGTATCTCCAACCATGGGGTATATTACCAAACCAAGTACCGCCTTTACAAGAAAATCATCAACTAACCACCCTTTCCATCCTTGTTGAGCTCTTAACAGTCTAATTTCTCTAGGAGTTAAACCATCTTTCCAAATCAAACCCCAAGTTTTTCTTCTAATCCAATTTCTACCACTAAGTTTTATATCGAAATAGTCAGCGTCAGGTTTTCTTAATCTTTCAAAATAGACAGGTATAATCCCTTCAATTTCAGATAATAACCTATAAATGATAACATTTGTAGTAGCATCAGAAGTACTTGCAGCAACTTGAGATATGAAACCTTCTAGGTCATTTTTTTTAGCCCACTCTATATATGCTGGAATATCTTTTAAATCAGGATTTTCTGTTAGATATTGTTGGAATAGTTTTTTAATATCTTCTGTTGGGGACCCCTTTAAGGTTATAATTTTGTCGAAAAGTTTATTTAGGTCGTCTCCGATATTTTCTCCCCCCTCGTTTTTTCTTTTAATTCTGTCAATTAATTCAACACATTCCTTTTCAATTTTTTGTCTTGATTTAAACAAATTTCCAACATTTTCTCTAACCCACGAAACTAAACGCATTTCATAGTCCGCAGCTTTTTCAAGTCCTGTTACATTAGCACCTTTTTTATAAGGGGCTTTTTTATAATCCGGTAATCCGTCTATTTTTTTTCTCCAATATTCTTTCATTAATTCAACATATTCCCAATATGTTTTTGGCGGAGTTTCAGATTTATCAGTATATGCATCTACTAATACGTCATCAAGTTTTTTACCCCCCTTTCCTTCATCACTTGCCGCAAATAATTTAATGGCTAAATCTTCTAATACTTCTTCTTTAGTTTTTCCAATATATTCAGGTAATGATAGTAAATCAGCAGCCAATTCATCCGCAAATAATTCATCATAAAGTGTCTCAGATTTTAAAATTTTTCCAACAATTTTTCTTTGTATGTCCGTAAAATTATCTAAATTTTTATCAACATTTAATTTATTAACCATATCATCAAAAATATCTTGACCAATTGATAAACCATTTACAATATATTTGCCAATCTTATTATCAAAATAACTCATTTTATTGTCAAAAATATCTGTTAAATGCTGAATACCTTTTCTAAAAGGTTTAATTATGACGTTGGACTCTAAGACTAAATTTGTATTTAATTTATCCCCGATTAAATTTAATTTTTTTGACACATTCATTAGTTCCTGTATTCTAATGATATCTTCGTTAACTAAAATTTTATTCATATCTTTTTTTTTAAAATTATTTTATTGTTGGCAAAATATTAGATTTAGGAGTCTCTTCCTTTTTTTTAGGTTCCTCTTTTTTTATTAAATTTAATGGTACCTTAATATAGAATCTATTATTTATCATCCTATAGTTTGTATTATTAAACTCAGGTGGGGATTTTTTTATAAAATCACTTACCCTCTCATCACCTTGCCAAACCCATCCTTCTAACTCTATTTTTCCAAGTTCAGTTTCATTAAGTGTTTCTTCTTTCACGTCTTTTTCAGATGGTATTGAGGTAGAATTTGATATTGAGTCAACCTGAGAATTCAAATACTCGGCAAAATTTATATTAACTTTATCATTAGCACTTCCAGTATTTAAAGAGTCTATTGTGTTTTTAAAATCTTGATATCCTGGTTGATTTTTTACAGATTCAATAGTTTGATTTATACTTTCAGGATTAGTTGCAAAATTAACAAATAACATTTCTTGTTGACTTAATGGAATAGTCTTACCAATCCATTCAAATTCTTTTTTTGTTTCAGTGTTCATTAATGAGCCAACAAATTGTCCTATAGCTTCTAATGCTGTACCAATTCCAACCATAGACATTTGTCTTACCCATAATCTTTTCATGTAATCTATTGATTCTAAACTTTTTTTACCATATTTAGCCCAAATTTTTGTTGTTTCTTCCCAAAATTCATCAAGTGATTTTAAAATGTCATTGGCAGATGAAGGGTCATTAAGTAATTTGGCAACATCCCTAACAAATCCAAGTTTTGTGGCCTCATCATGTATCATAAATTGTTTCCACACTACCTTTTCTTCAGGAGAAAGTGTTTTGTAAAATTTGTATAAATCTGCAGTTGTTGCATTTTTGCCCAAACGGGCTTCTATTAATTTTTTTGCAATTGAATCATACGTTGACAAATCAATTCCCCTTGAAAATATTTTTCCGATTAGTGTTTTTCCTCCTTTTCTAAGGAACGCTATTGGCAATAAAGCGAAAAATGCTGATAGTCCTGCTGAGACTTCATCCTCTCTATTTATTTCCCTAATAGTGTTTGCGACTCCAAATCCAACGTCTACTGCTACCTCGGTATATAAAAGCAATCTTGATAAACCAACAACTTGTCCTACACCAGGAATAAATTGAGCTAATATTAAAAGAGCATTTGCACCTAATTCTACCCAAGTTCCATATTTATCCATCCACTTATCAAATTCATTTCTATTATCAACCTCAACAGGATTAGCCCAATTTGCACTCTCGGGTATATCTCCACAATTACCATCAGGGCATTCGTAATTTGAAAACCCCACAGGGTATGCATATATATATTTAGCGTCCATTGGTGCGTTAGATGGTTTAGATGAGTTCCATTTAAGAGTATATTTACTAGTTACTCCGCTTTTATCAGTAACAGTAAATTCACATATCATACCAACATATTTTAATAAACTTTCTTCGATTTTTTCTTGTATTGTTTCTTTTACTTTCTCTACTGATGCTGGAAGCCCCCCGATAGTCTTAATTCCTTTCTTTATTATTTTTTCATCATTATATTTATACTTCATAAAAGTATCGACCAAAGACTCAACTAAATCATATTGTAACGTTTCAATCTTGAGATTTGGTTGATGTAAATAAACTCCTCCGGCGGGAGTCATATAATAACAATGTGCTTCAGGTAACGCTTCAACTCCTTCAGCACCTAATTTATTTTTTGGTGGGGAAACGGCAAATTCAGGCCTAACACAATAATTAGGATATTGATTTGCTATCTCTTCTTGTCTTTTCCTTTCTTGCTCTTTTTGATACTCAATATCACCTCCTCGGTCCATTAAGTATTGTTCGTATCCTGTTACTTGTTCTATTATAAAAGAATAATTCTCATCTAAAGTTTTAGATGAATTGTAATTCATTAGTAACTTAGACCTAAGTATTTCTTCTGAAATTTTTGTTTGCATTTTTTTTTATAAATATTGTTCAGATGAGAAAAAAAACAGTATATTTGTTTAAAATTAAACAATATGTACCATAAAAACGAAATAGTAAAACTCAAGAATTCTAATTCTATTTTTACAATTTTAGATTATGAAACAATTTTGGATGTTACCATCTATTATTTAAATGGTGGAATTTCTGTTGCAGAGCACCAAATTGAGAGAGTTGCATCCATTAAAGAAAAAGTGGAGGTAGTTTCAAAGACCGCATCAAAACATATTTTAGAAAATTCTAAAAAAATTAATTTAATGTTTGCGGAAAACTTAAATAAAATGGTTAGTGAATGTAAACCACAGAATGAGAAAAAACTTAGTTTGATTAAAAGAATTAAAAATAAAATTTTTGGTTAATTACCATACTTGGTTGGCAACTCCTCGGGTTAATCCTGTTTGCCATTTTTCTCCTTTAAGACCAAGCATATTCGCCTTTCCACGATTTACTTTATAGAGTTCATTCCAATTTGAGCCTCTTTTATTAGTGTTAGAGCTTCCTCCACCTGATGAGGCAGCATCTTGTTCACCCATTTCAACTTTTTCAGAATCACCTGAAAGGTTGTTTAAAATATCAATATATAAATCAATGTCAAATTTCATATTATTAAAATGGAATAAGTTCAGGTAGTTCCTCAACATTTTCATTATAGTATTCGGTTAGAAAATTTTTGAGTTCTATTTTATCAATTCTTATCTCATTAAAATCAGGTTCGTCACCTAATACTAATTCATCTGTTTCTTCTTCATACTCATATAAAAACTCTTTAGACTCAGGATAATCAGAATCTAAAATTGTATATCCATAATCTTTTGTAACCAATAAATCAAACTCAGCTTCTCTCATTTGAGTCTCGGGGTCTCCCTTCATTCTAAAGCTCACTTCAATAGTCTCAGTTACTGGACTATAGTAGTAATCAATTATTTCTTTTACCTTCATAGATATTTGTTGAACTTTCTAAACCAATCAAGTGACTCATTAATTTGGTCATGTACTTGACCTTTTTTAGATTTCACTTTTATACTTTCTTCTATTTCTTCCATAGAATATTTCATACCTGCCCCACCGCATTCGCACATCTTCCCTTCATTCATTTCTCCACCACATACTTCACATACTTCAGATTTGTTTTCATACATTTTTGTTCCACATTCACAAACTTCACCTTCATACATTTCACCACATTCCTTACAGTTCTTTTTCATAGGTTTGTTAATGCCCATGTGTTTATATTTGGTGACTTCACCTTTGTTATTAACTGTAATTCCTTCTTTATCCAATGCCAAATCTTCCACAGTTAATGGAGTTTCACTTGCAATTTTAGGTGCCATTGTTTTATATCCGTCATAAAGACTTCTTTGCTTTTCTTGGATTGATTTTCTTTCTTCTTCAGATATGTTTAAAAAGTATGCTCTCATTATAAAATGTTTTGCTATAAATATGTTGGTATTTTCATTTTACAAAAATTGATTTATAATTGTTTATGAGTTTAGAACCTTTTCAAATTGAATCTCCCGTATTTGAGGACAATCGGGGATGTTTTGCACCAGTTAAACTTTTTGGTGATTGGTGCCAATCAAACATTAGTATTAGTGATAATCTATTCACATTTAGAGGACTCCACCTTCAACAAGGGGAACATGCTCAAACTAAGAAACTATCAGTTATAAGAGGTAAGATTGTTGATTTTTGTGTTGATTTAAGAAAAGAAACTTTTGGTGACACTTACCAGTTTATACTAGCTCCAGGTCAAGCTGTCTTTGTTCCAAATTATTTTGCCCACGGATTTCTAACTTTAAAATCAGGAACCGTTGTAAATTATCTTGTAGATAAAGATTATAATAAAGATAGCGAAGTTTCAATTAACTGGAATTCCGTTCCAGATGTTAAGGAAACAATAACAAAATATATGACAGGTTGGGATTTGAAAATGGTTATTAATGGTAAAGACGAAGAAGCTATAACACTTGAAGAATATGGAAAGAAGTATGTTGGATGAATATGCCGAAGGAGCAATAATCCTTGATAATTTTGATGATTGTATTGTTGGAATTTCTGAGCAATTTGGAGAAGGTAATAGAATTGTCTATTCAAAAGATATGATAATTAAAAAATTATCTGAGGAAATGTCTGAAGAAGAATCTTTGGAGTATTATGACTACAATATCTTGGGTGGATACTTCGGTGAGCAAACCCCGATATTCTTAGTGATAAGTAGTCATCCACATATCTAATACTTTAGATGAATATCTTCTAATAACTCGAGAAACACTTTCAACAGTAATTTCCTTACCTTCTTTTTCAAGGACTTTAACCGCCCCCTGAATCATTTTGTCTTTAGCCTCATCTGCCATTTCAACAAGTTCATCAAAGGCGTCATCATCTTTATTTTCGTTATACTTATTCTCACTATAAATTCTGTCTGAACCCATATAAAGATATGGAGCAGCACTAAACATATTGATAATCCCTGTCTCTCTAAGTTTTTCTAAAAATGAAAATAAAAATTCTCTATCAAATGTTCTAAAAACTTCAACATTTGACATTATATGTTCCATTTTTTTTCTTTGTTCTGATTCTCCCAAGTTCTTTTTTTGTTTTAATTTCATTAAATTGTCAAAACTATCTTCCTTCATCCACTTATCGACGGTGCTCGATTCATCACCCAAATCTTGAATAAGTGCTAATGTACTACCATTATCCCAATTTACAAAATATTGTATAAATGAAAGTACATGGTTAACTTTACTAACAGTTCCCTTATCACCATAAGATACGCCAGTTTCACCTGGCATCATAATTAAAACAATTCTATCTCCTTCTTCTAACTTTGGATTAATCTTATCTTTCATGTATTTATAAATATGATGGAAATTACAATTTCTGAAGAGGTACAGAGAAAATTAATTACAGAATCACTTATGGGTGATTTGTCAAAAGTTTTGTCAAATTTAACTTCTATTGGAAAAGAGAATATTAAAGACACCCAAAAAATGATGAAATTTGATTTAAAATTTCTTCTGACTTGGAGTGGGACGATTGGTGGATTTATGGGTCCATTAAATCAATACATCAAAGACCAAAATGTTGAGATAACTGATGCAAATTTAAATCTAATCGTTCTTGGAGTTTGTTCACTGTTATTTTATAATAATGAAAAACTAACATCAGAATTAATTTCTAAGATTAAAGAAAAAGGACTAATTGAAACATTTGAATTAGCACTTGAAAAAGGTAAAGAATTAAAAAGTGCTCTTGTTGGATTTTTAGAGTCAATTGGTCTTACTATAGGTAATTTATTTGCAATTGCAAGTTTTACTTTCTTAATTCCAATTCTTGGTATTTTAAATGGATATGCTCAAGGAGGTGAAATAACATCCGAAAGTATTCAAGAAATTGCTGAAAGAATTGCAATGTCCGGTGTTACAGCGTTAAGTGCAACAACAATAAGAAATTTTTTAAAGAAGTTTTTTAAGAGAGTTGAGACGGACGGAAGTGAAGAATCTCATTCTTAATTTTTGCAACATCGTTGTCGGTCAACCCAAATTTATCTTGTCTAAACATAAACCAATCATCAATTACATCTTCAAGAGGTAATCCCATAGACTTTGCTTTTTGTTTTAAACCAAAATACTGAGCTTCTATTTCATCAGGTTGCATAAAATATTCAAAATTACTCCCCTCAAACTCATCGGTTGAAAGTCTACCTTCTTCAGATTGTCTTGAGTGTTGCATTTCATGAGTTATATCATCATTCAACTCACTTATAATTGCATATAGATTTTTTTCAAGTCTTTCGGGGTCAATCTGTATTATAATTTCAACATCACCAGTATCTTCGTTAAAATATGGTTGTAAATCAAAATCTCTTGCAGATTCAATCTGATTATTAAACCTAACATCAACAATTACGTTGTATTCTTCCCCACCTGACATAAATGGTAGGTAATATTCTCCTTGTTCTTTCTTTTTAAGAATATTAACAATTTTTTGAACTATTCCTCTAACCATAGTTCTTGGAATTTTTGATTCTGTAATTTTTTTCTTAGATAAGTCAAAACCATCAAGAATCTCAACGTCATCAGGTATTGTCATATTTTCAACTTGAACTGAAACATTACTATCTAAAACTTTGAACGTTTGGTCCAGTTCATTTCCAATATCTCTCATAATATAGTCCATACCATTGTTATAGTTGTATGAAGTTAACATTTCTACTCTATTAAATGTTTTTCTTAGATGATTAGCTATTTTAAATATACCGGCACCTAATCCCTCAATTCTAACTATTTTAACATCAACTTGAATAACAGGAAACGGCTCTCCCATAGAGCGCATGATTCTTTGACCTGTAATTTTTGCAGTAAAATAAAATGTAAACCCTCCAAAGGTTCCGATGGTCTTTTTGTATTTGAAGACCTTATCTTTAAGAATTAAACTAGCAACTTTTAGTTGTGATTCGTTATACATTTACAAATTGAATTTTTACTGTAAGGTCTCCTTCTCCTTTTATTACTCTATGATAAACACCCTTTGGAATAAATACTTTATTTTCTTTAACTAATTTTTTTGGTAATTCATTGTCAAGTTGAACGTACCAGTTTTCTCCTTCGATAAGTTCAACAACTCTGTCTTCTCTGTCTCTGTGCCAAGTGAATTCACCAATATCAGTATTAGAACTAAATGTCCTAATTTTTACATTTTCTGATAAATCATTTTGTTCAAATGGAAGATTCATTTTACCAATAACCCCCATAGGTTTTGCCACCCCATAGGTGACCATAACGGTTTATACGACATGCCCAATAACCAGCAGTCATTCTATCTTTCTTTTTTGCACATTGGTGACGAGACGCAAATGCTTTCCTTGCCTTTGGGTTTGAAACTTTTGCGGTCAATCCTCCGTGAACATCACCAAAAGAAATCTTTTTTATTTTTCCTGTAGATGGATTCTTAACATAAACAACATATTTTTTTCCACCACCAGAATTTCTCATTGGCCTTCCAACTTGTACTTTTCTACCTTTATATTCAGCCTCATTTAATTCCTCTTCAATTATAGGAATATCTAAATAAATTTCTTGTCCATTGGACAACACTACTTTTTTACCTAAGTCACTTTCAACTATTTCAATATCCTTTTCACTTAATTCAATCATACCATTTTCATAAAGAAATCTAACTTCATTAATTAGATTAAAAAATGAATCAGAATGACTTCTAAATACATTCTCAGAAAGTGGAATTTGATTTTCAATGTGATATCTTAAATTATCGGTTACATCAACATTTTCTGTTATAACCATAGATTCTCTGACTTTTGCAGCCTCTTTTAAAATTTTCTTTACAAGTAAATTAATTTTTGTCATTTAATTAATTTTTTCAACAAAAAATACAATCCAAAAAATAATGCTGAGACGCAATAAAATATAATTGTAGTACTCCAGTATGAACCTGTCGAGTCCATTACCATTTTGAACAGCACGTCGAACCCAAGAGGGTTTAAGAAAGTTGCGATTACTAAAGATACTGTCGCCAAATTCTTGTGAAGCGTCTGTTTCCAAGTTGTCATTATCCATTTATTTGGATTTACATTTTATGCCCATTTAAGGACGGATATCAATTTATAAATACTATAATATTTATAAGTAAACTAAAATATTATGGCAACAAAATCAGCAGGGGCTCAAAAAGTAACTTTTGGAGTAAAGAAATCAAATAAGTCAACAAAAAAGTTTACAGCTAACAAAAGGTCAAAAAACTACAAAAAACCATATCGCGGTCAAGGCCGATAAAATATTTAAAATAACATACTATGTCCAAGGAAAAAAACACTAATTGGTTTGGGAAACTATTATCATCAAATTCAGCAGTTTCATCAAAAAGAGTCGTAAGTATTTTCACTTTATTAAATTTGATTACATTTTGTTATATTGGGGCATTTACCGACTATGAATTACCTGAATATATGTTTGATGCATTAGCATTAATTTCAGGTGGAGGACTTGGGTTAACGGTAGTTGAATCAATATTTAAAAAGCCATCAAAAGAACAAACAATAAACGAACAATCTCCAATGTAATGATTGACATATTAAAAAAATATTGGTATGTGTTGGTAATTTTAATTTTAGCAGTTCTAATGTATGTACAACACAAAAGAATTATTGAAGTTGAGAATCATCCTCCTAAACAACCAAACAAAACTTTAGAAAAAATTAAAGAGTTAAGAGACTCTGTGGAAAAATTAGTCGATGAAACCGTAGAACTACAAAATGCCTATGACAATAAGCAAACTACTATAATAAATAACATAATCAAAAAAAATGAAACAGACACTAAAAAAGTTAACAATATTATTTTCTATTCTGATGCTCAGCGTGACAGTGTTTGGGCAAGCAAATCTTATTCCCAAGAGGATAATATATCAGGGAGATACTGGAGTGTTCTTTACGAGAAAACAGGAGGTAGAAATCCTAAAGAACTTGGAATACAAGGAGATTTTCAAAAGTAATTTGGATTCAATGTATGAATACTCTTTAAATTGTACTGAAGCATTAGAGTTATCAAGAAATTCATTTTTTAAGTTATATGATATCTACACAGTTTTAGATTCGGTCGCAGTTGAACAAACAAATAGGGCAAATAAAGAAGAAGAATTAAAAGAAATGGCTCAAGATAGTTTAGCCCAAGAAAAAGTCAAAAAGAAAAGTTGGAGAAAGGCCGCAATTGGTGAAGGTATTTTAATTACGGGTGTTGTTGTCGGTGTAGTCACTGGTGCTTGGGTTCCTGTTGCAACACTTGTTATTGTTGCTGAAGCGGCAATTATAATGGATATGAAGCCACCAAAATTTTCAATGAAGAATCTATTTTTTAAACCTGAGTAATGGTTATTTGAGAAGTTTTTCTTTAGCGAATGATAAATCATGAATCAAATTTTTTACTAATTTTTTGGTATATTTACCTTTTTTAGTTAAAAATAGATTTTCAAAATTAGAAATAAGTTTTTCACAGGATTCAAACTGAGCAGTTGTTTTTGACGAGTGAATACACTTGTTTATCTTGATATAATGGTCATTAATAATGTCAAATGTAAAGAAAATTCTCATAATTAGGAAATTTTTCTAAAAAGAATTTAACCATTAATTCTTTTTCAGGTCCTGAAACCGATATTTTTTTTTGAAATGAAAATTCATCAATCCAAATTGATGCTATGTAATCTAAAATTTCTTTAACACTTTTATTTTGGACAATAAAATAAAATTTTCCGTTAAATAATTCATCAGATGTAAAATCTACTAAGACAACCTCAACAATTTTTTTGATTGGAGAATTTTGGTGACAGAACCCAATAAAATTCGTAATAATTTCTAATTTATTAGAATCAACTGTACTACTATTTTTAATATTAACTTTCATAATTTGTTTCCAAATGAATCCACGGCACAACGCCTTTTATTTTAAACATTGCATGAAATATATCTTGACCAAGAGATGAAAGATTACCAAAAGTTTCATTATTCTTAATTGAAACTTGAACTTTCCAGTTAACAGTAACTCCCAATGTTCTGAAAGGATAATCTTTTCCATACTCCATTATCTCCTCAAAATCTTCAGGATTAACTTCAACTTCAACAATGCTTTTATACCTTCTTTTTAGAATTCCCCCAAAAACTTTTTGAAATTGTTCTTTTTCTTTACTATAATTCATTACAAATGGATAGAAAAATTTTACTTGAGTATTATTTAAATAAATATGTCATACCTGACTATCTTTTAATAAAAAGAATTGAGGTTGTTAATTTACAAGAAGTAAAAGATAATAGAATTGATGTTGATATTCAAATTGTAACGGATTCAGAATCTTTTAAGTTAAAATTTAATTTAACTGAATCATTACAAGAACTTTTTATTTTTGAGGATAAGATACCCCAAACTTTTTTACAATCCCCAATTTTCAAAGAAAGTTCGGAAATAAATTTTGATAAAATAAAAAAAGAAATAAAACACTACATTAAAATTATAGTTAATAAAAGAATACAAGTATTTAAAATGGAATTGAAACTTGAAAACACATATTCAAACCACAATAAATAAAGTACATAAGAGAGAATTAAATGAGTTATTTGGAAAAGATGCGAAAGTTATTGTTGAAAATTTCACATATTCCACTACTGGGAAATTCTTATCTTGTTCCGTCACATTATATGTTGAGGATGTTGATAAGTATCTTGATTTATTTCCCTTTGCTCTTGAGCAACTTGTAATGGATTCCTTTAGATTATTTGCAATAGGTAAAGAACTACAAATAACATCATCAATAAAACAAATAGAAAATGGCTCACCCAATTGAACACGCAGAATCCTCAGTTAAAATATGGGGTGGAAAAGTTGAAGATTATTTACCAATGCATAATTGGATGGATGAAACAAAGGGATGGATTTGTCATTCAATCCATAGAATGTTTCGTCACCACTCTGAAGGTATATTTGAAATGGAAAAGATTTTTGGTCAATCATTCATTAATTCTGATGGTAAAATAGTATACACAAGATATGTTGGGGAAATGCACGTAAGAGAGGACTGCGATGGGTATGTCCCAACTGCAAAAGAGTGGATTGAGTCTTTGGAAAATAAAGAAAGACCTAAGTGGATGATGAAGTCTGCGAAACTAAACAGAGACAAATAATATTTATAGATATGGAAATACAATTAACACCTGAGGACAAGAAATCCTTATCACAATATTTTATATATATTAGAAGTTTTGGGTCAACCACCGCAAATGCAACTTGTTATTTTGAATACGGTAGCTTCACTTATGGAGGTGATGTTTATACAAATGGAAGAAGAATTGAAAAATTCAAACCAGTTGAGTTACTAATGGAAAGAATATTAGATAATATTGACACAGATAATTTTGAGAATGATGAATTTCACGACCAAGATGACCTTGATTATTTCTCAATAGATTTTGATTTTGATTGTTTAAGTAAAACAATTGACGTTAATTGTAATTTCTCTGTTCGTAATTATGATGATGCTGGAAGTAGTGGAGAAATTCCTGAAGAAGTTTTTGATAAAATCTTTAAAGAATATTCTGTAACTAAAATAGTTTGTACATATACTGGTGGTGGGGATAGTGGTTATATTGAAAGTGATATGGAACTTGGTGGAGATACTGTTCCAACACCATCAGAAATTGAAGATTATTGTTATACTGTTCTTGAAGACTTTGGTGGTTGGGAAATCAACGAGGGCTCTCAAGGAAACATAACATTTAACTTAAAAAGTAAAGAATATTCAATTGACCACCAATGGAATACCGAAGAGCTTCGTAATTTTAGTATATTGACAATTCAGGTTTAAGCAACCTGAATTGTTCTTTTTGGTCTATCGTCACCAAAATCAGGGCAGAAATAAACATTATTTCCATCGTGATAGATAGTCCCTCCCACTCCATTTGGAATTTTGTGTTTTTCATGGAATTTTTCACCCAAATCTATTTGGTAATTTCCATCGTGAACTAAGAAACATAAGTTTTCATACCCACAAGTATATTGCTGGTCTTTATTCTTATGTCTCATAAATTCATCAAAAGACATCACATATCTTGCATTTTCGTTCATTAGATGATTAACTATCTTATCTAATTGACTTTCTGTTAATTTAATTTGCTTTCCCATATTATATAAATATTATGCAGTTGGATAATTTCCACTATGATATATCCCAAACTCATCAGTTCTTCTTTTAGCATTTGCAAAATCTAAAAAATTTGGTTTTATTTTAGGGTTAGTTTTGGAATTTGGGTTCTTCTTAATTGCCGCAGACAAATTAGGGGCCTTTGATGTACATCCAGCAAATCCGACATTATAACATAAAGAGGCCATACCATCAAGTTGTTGTTGGTTTAGATTTGGGTATATTTTAAGTAATTTTTTAGCTATCGTATCTAAAGTTACTTTTAGATATTTGGTTGCAGTTTCAATTGAAACATCTTTATCGGATGGGGTAACCTTGGTCCCATCAGGATAATATACGGTACCATACCCAATAGTTGCAATTCCTTTTGGTTTTCTACCCTTTAGACAACAAGCATTAAAATCCTTTCTTATACAAGGAGTTCCATTTGCGTCATCATATACACACTTAACAAAAAATTCTTCTTTTTTAACATATTCTACAAGTTTGTTTGAAACTCCTGTTACTAACTCTGAATTTGATGAAGAAGATTTACTGTATTTCTCATTATATTTTAAAGTATCTTCAAATTCTTGTCTTGTGTAAGGTCTATTTTTTTTACCGTTCCACATTTCTTTCTTTTTAAACCAATTTGGGTCCATCCCATCATCACCTACAACTCCAGTCCCTTCTTGGACTACCTCCCAATATTTTAAAAACCTCTTTTTTGCAGAAGTTTCTCCATTTTTTTTAACAAGAGCGTCATAGTAAATTTTCCATTCACCCCAAGTCCAAGCGTCATCAAATCCCCACTCATCTTGGTCAGGGTATGCATCAGCATTTTTAGGGTCTGAACCTTCCTGCTCTTTTAATATTATTTTTTGTAAAATATCAATTATTTTCATTTGTTTCAGGTTTTAAAACGGCCATTGCTTCAGGAAAATCCTTACCCAATAATTCTTCATTTTTATTTTCATAAGGGATGTTTTGTAACACATATCTAATTGCATTCAATCCCGATACTTTTTTATCATTTGCGTCTAAAACAATCCAAGGATGGTTTATTGTAGATGTCTTATCAAATAGTCTTTGTTTAAATTCAGTAAACCTTTCCCACATATCTTGCATCTTGGAATCATTTGGAGAATACTTCCAATATTTGAGTGGTGATTTTTGTCTCATATCAAATCGTCTTGCTTGAGTTTCCTTATCAATTGAGAACCATAATTTAAAGAGATAGTCTCCTTTCTCAACTAATTCATTTTCAAAACTCTCAACATTTTCCATAAAATGTTCATATTCTTCTTCAGAACCATATCCCATTACAGGTTCAACAAGACCTCTGTTATACCAACTTCTGTCAAAGAAATTAATCATACCAGGTTTAATATGTTTTTTATATCTTCCAAACCAATCTTGTCTTTCCTCAGGAGATGGGATACCAAGAGCGATAATATTAAAATATCTTGGATTTAAATTCTCAGTAAATTTTTTGATAGTTGAACCTTTACCTGCAGAATCTCTTCCTTCAAAAACAATTATAACTGTTTTACCTGTTTCCATTAACCATTCTTGAAGTTTAAGAAGTTCTACTTGTAAGTAATATAATTCTTTTCTAAAGACTTTTTTCTTTAATATTGATGGTTCCTCAGGTTCAAAACTATAGTCATCTTGTTCTGGCTCAATTTCATATGAATCAGGTTCTCTGTCCTTTAAAGAACCAAGAACTTTTTCAAAATATTTAACAATCGACACATACTTGTCACCTTTTTTGAGTAATGTGTTTTTAACACCATGTTCTAATAAATCAAAATTTATAACTTGGTCATCAGCGAGTTCCACAATTTGGTTAAAAAGTGATTCGGACTCTTTTTTTAAAAGACCATTAACACTTAAAATTGTCTGTATAGATTTAATATGGTGTTCAGATGGTTTTGCCATCTCATTCAATGGAACACCAATCATTTGTTTAATTCTTTGTACCTCAGTTAACAGGTTTCTCATATAAATTTTTTTTACACTTGGGTGATATAATATAAAGCACGATATACGTAATTACCATCACCTTTTTGTGACAGTAATCCATTTATTTCTTTTGTTGTTAAATTAGTTTCTGTTTTATTTAATTTTTTTGAAGCATTCAATTGAGCATTTGTCAGGGATTTTGATTTTGCAGATTTTCTGTCCATACTTTCTCCTACACCTGTATAATAATTCGGTTTAGTATTTGCAGTTTCTTGCATTTCCTCCCAAGTTGATTTTGGTACATTCCCTAATTCAGTTGTCGGTTCTGCCTTTGGTAATGATGGGGTAGTAGTATCAGACTCTTGTTCTGAAATAACTTTTCCTTTATCATAAGAAAAAAGAAATTTCATTCTACCTAATTCTTCGTTTAAATAATTTTTCATAACTTTTTACGCAATATATTCACCAGAATCAAAATCTTGTTTAGGTAGATTAGATGGGTTTGGATTTTCTGATGGAGTCTCTTTTTCGTTCTTTTGAGCTTCTCTTTGTTTCAATTCTTTTCTATTTCTACTTTTAAATCCATATATTGCAATATAAATCATATTTTCCTCATTCCAGTATTCATCTCTTTTATAAGGATGTTTATCTGCTCTAGCATCAATAGATGATTGTCTTCTAGCTTGATTGTAATCCATACCCTCAACAGGATAACATTCTTCATCGACCAATATTTCGTTTGAATCACACCATTCTTGAATCATGTTTTCGTTTTCAAGATTTTCCTTCTCCTCATTGTCTTTTTTCGTTCGATTCATTTGGTCTTCAGCAGATATTTGAGTATCTTTAATTATAGGTTCCTTTCCATAAACCGCACCCGACTCAACATCCATACCCGGTTTAAATCCACCTTCAGGTGTTGGTACATATCTATATGACGAATAATCAGGAAATTTAGCTTTAAAATCTTCTACCTTTAAAGTTGAAGCCACTCCGTCTACTTTACCTGTACCGGGTAATCTTGAGTCAGCACCTGGAATAACTTTTACTAGATATGCAAACGTGTTAAAGGTTTGATTATTCATTTTTTCCTTTCCTGCCGCAAGTTGGTCATAAACCGATTGAACGTTTATACCTGTTGCTGTTACCTTTTCAATTGGGGTTGTTGCAGTATCTGTTGTGGTAGTTTTAGTTGGGGTAGTAGATGAATTATTAAATATTTTTGTTTTAATTGCGTCAATTCCTTTTTGACTTTTTTGCTCAATCCAGTTAGCGTTTGTACCTTCTGTTTTCTTTGCGTAATAATATTTATCACCATCTTGTTTGTATTGGTATGGGTCACCTTTAGAACCTTGTTTTATTTCAGTCTGTTCTGAAATAACAATCCCTTTCTTATAACCAAAGAGATATTGCATTCTGTCCAATTCTTCGTTCAAAATATTTTTCATAAAAATAAACTTTTTTTATAAATACATCAAAAATGACTAATTTTATGGTTATAAACTTTTTTATAACTACTTTTTTTTATAAAAAGTTTGGAGTAACAGGACAGATTGCCATATATTTGTATTCTAAATAACAAACACTATGAAAAATACCATTCTCACAATCACATTTATCATTTTGAGTTTTATTTCTAATTCTCAAGTTATTACTGTTAAGTTGGACACCACTCAATTTTTTGAACATTCGTCGTTGATTAGTACCACACGGGCTCTTGAACTAGGAAAATTGGTTTACACTGATTTATACGAACACAAAAATAAGTTAGTTGTAACTTACGATTTGGGTAAAAAAATTGAATCCTGTGAAGGTAGTCAATACAAAATTATTAAAATTAATCAAAGTACTAATATTATTGATGTTGTAGTACAAGAGGATAGTCAAGAATCATTGGTAGTCTTGGGTAAAACTGATGAAGGTAGTATTATCTATATTATTGAATACCGTGAGGGTGATTTAATTAAAGGGTTTTTTACTAAAAATCCTGAAATTATCTACAATTAAATTAATATAAACAAAAAAGGAGAGTAACCTCTCCTTTTTTTATTTTTAATTAATTTTACGCTTTTCTACACCAACCTAGACGTGATTGAACTCTAGTTTTAGCAATTTCTAATGATTTTATGCTTTTTAGTGGTAATTTTTTATCAACACCTTTACATAATTCATCAATAGTGTAATTTTGAGCAATTAAATCTAAATCTTTAGTAATTATATCTACTAAAAAATAAGGGTCACCTGGGCCAGGTTCAGCAGTTCTCTCGGGAGCTACGGTATAATTACGACCAGTCGCCGTGTTAACCATACCAACATTTATGGTATGAGGTCCTTTGGCTAATTCGGCACTGTTTATACCCCAATTCAAAAATTGACGTAAACTAGTATCATCAATTATTTTTTCCATTTTATAAGTTTTTCCATTTAGTTTAGTTCCACTAGATGCCGCAGTTTCAGGAACTCCTTGTTCATTTAAATAATTTTTCTTGGTTGCATTTTCATGCATTTCAAGGATTCTTTTCTTTTCGGATTCGTCTATCTTAAATAATTGTCTCATACTTTTTATTTTTTTTATATAAATACTTCAAAAATGACTAATTTTATGGTTATAAACTTTTTTATAACTACTTTTTTTATAAAAATTTGGAGCGGAACAGTAAATTACCGTATATTTGTAGAATAAATCAAATAACAAATGAAACACATCACTTTTTTAATCTTAGTAGTTCTAATGGTATTCGGATGTTCTTCAACCATTAATACTAAAACAGTTAACAAACAAATCACAAAAACTATTAAATGTGATACGACATATTACAGAGGTATTGATGAGGAAACCGGTGAATACTACCTAATTATGGAGGTAACTTGTGACACCATCAAAGGTTATGAATACGTTCCCGGAAAAACAATTTAATTATTTTTTCCCAACATTATAAGTTCCTTGCCCAACAACTTTTGCGGACCCTGGCTGAACATATGATTGGTTAGTCACAGGTTTAGTCTGTTGTGGTAGACCTAATAAATAAATTTGGTATCTAAGTAGAGCGTCCACAGTGTTTGTACCTAACTTACCATCAACGAATGCTTTTTCAGTACCATCTGTCCCGACAAATTTTAAATTGGCGTTACCTGAAACTGTTTGTAAATCAGTTTGTAAAGCCGTGGTGGAGCCTGATGTTACCCCCGCTTCTTGTGCCCTTTTTACTAAAGCGTTCATATCCGTAGTTTTTAATTTTTCTCTTGCAGTATTTAAATCATCAATTTTTTGTTGAGGTGTCATAGTTGCGAAATTAGGATTGGATTTAAACAAATTGAATTCTTTATATATAAATTGTCTAGCGGGCACCGACTCTGTCGAAAACTCATAGGAGGTAGAAGATTGTTCTATTAGATAATGTTTCTTAGTTGCATTTTCATGCATCTCAAGAATCCTTTGTTTTTCAGATTCATTAATATTAAATAATTGTCTCATACTTTTAATTTTTTTATATAAATACCCCATTATTTAGTAATTTTGTATCTATGAATATTTTCTTTTTAGATTGGGACGTGAACAAATGTGCAAAAGACCACTGCGATAAGCACGTGGTTAAAATGATACTTGAAACCGCTCAATTGTTGTGTGGAGCTCATCATACTACCGACCAACCGACCGACCAAGTACCGTACAAGTTATCCCATAAGAATCACCCCTGTTCTATATGGACCAGGTCCTCATTAAGCAACTATCTTTATCTTTGTGAACTTGGTCTATCATTGTCTAAAGAATACACCCAGAGGTACGGAAAACGTCATAAATCACAGGATGTTATTGAGTGGTGTCTAATTAATAAACCAAAAATTCAAGACATAGGTTTTACTGAACCACCGAAGGCAATGCCCGATGAATATAAAGTAACCGATGTTGTTGAATCATATAGAAACTACTACCGTGGGGAAAAAATGGATTTTGCGGTATGGAAAAATGGACATAAACCTGAATGGCTTATTGATATCTTAGAAAAAGTTTAATATCATTAATAAAAATTACAAAAATGGAGCAAATTAAAAATGGTGACAGTGTTTCCGTAAATTACACTGGCCGACTCGAAGACGGCACAATTTTCGACACTTCAATTCAAGAAGGACGTACCCCACTTACAGCAAAACTCGGTGAAGGTCAATTAATTCCAGGTTTTGAAAATGGGTTAATTGGTATGTTAATTGGTGAAAAAAAGACAATTGAAATTGAACCTCAGGATGCTTATGGTGAAGTGAATGAGATGATGATTCAAGAAGTAAATCTAAATCAAGTTCCCGAAAACGTAAAAGTTGGTGACATGTTGCAAGGTCAGAATCAATACGGACCAGTTCAGGTCACAGTGAAAGAAGTTAAAGAATCAACCGCAGTGTTGGATATGAACCACCCACTTGCAGGTAAGAAACTAATCTTTGATTTAGAGGTAGTTTCAGTTAATTAATTTTAACTACCCTTTAAAATAAAAACCCCCAAACTTGGGGGTTTTTTTATTTCATCAAAGACATCATTTGAATTGATATATTTCTAAGTTGGTTTTGCAATTTTGAAATACGCATGTTTTGCTCTTCATTGAGGTCTATTGACTCACCTTTAACTGCTGAGATTTGATTTGAAATCTTATCGTGTTCATGTAATAGACTCTGATAAACTTTTGATTTTTCTTCTTGTGTCATAATGTTTTTTTTTATATTTATAAATATGAAGTTTGATGTTCAGCAAATACTAACGACACTAACAAGAAGACAAAGAATGACAGGTCTTATAATTCTTGTATTGGCGACAATTATAATATTTGTTTTACCATCATATTTTAAGTCAATTTCTCCTGAAACTGAAGAGCTGAAGAAAACTATTTCATTCCAACAAACTCAAATTGATACATTAAGTAATAATTTATTATTTCAAAATAGAAAATTGGTTGATTTAAATCGGCAAATCATTTTCAATGAACAAGAATGTACAAACAGAATTGTTGAGAGAGAGAAAGAAATAATGATAATAATAGAAGGAATGAAAAATACTTTGAAATACCAAAGTCAGACAATTAGAATAAGAGATTCTGTTTTATTGGAATCAACTCCCAAAGTAATATTTCAAGATAATAGTTATAAAACTCTTTGTGATTTAGAGGAAAAAATTAAGAAAAATAATTAATCTTCATTTATCGGGCCAGTACTATAGACCCAACGATAAACATCTAAATCGTAATCAACAAGTTGTTTTAATTCATCAAGAAATTCTGAAAATGTACCTCTTTCCATAACTGGAAAATTACCAAATCTCATGTTTATACCTGGTTCATTAAATTCAGTTTCAAATCTAAATTGTGTTTGTGGGAATTTGGTTTTTTTAATTGCTTTTTTAATATCGTCAGATACTTTATTTGTATAATCGTAATTTTTAAAATCAAAAAATATTTTAATATTACTATCAATTGATAATAATTTTTTCATTGTGTTAATAAATTCACCGAGCCTCCAAGTTCTTGACTTAAAAAATCCTTTTGGCTCAGAATATATTTTATTAAAATATTCTTCGTCATAGTTTTTTGAATTCTTATCATATTTTGACAGGTCAACTACTATTCCAACCCAATTGTTACCATGTTCTTGGCTGTATTTATATTCAATACCTGTTTTTTTAGACATTGTATTAATATATTTTTCAACAGCTATTTTTTTTTCGTTTTGTAACATATTATATGGAATCTTGTATTACTGGTGTCATATCAACTCTAACGTGAGTTGGGTTATTAAAGTCAAAGGTAGTTAAAGAACTTAATACAGTATTAAATAATAAATTAAATTGTTCTTCACTTTTATTGATTTCGTCAAAATTATCTTTAAGCCAATCCATATTTTTTTTATCAATTACCACATCTAAATCATAAGATTTTAATGTACTTGATGACATTTTATTTTTTTGAAAAGAACTTTTACTCAAGTTAACGTCATCAATCCACCAATATTGTTTTTTCATAAACCTTTTAATGGCGTTCTCAACTCTGTTAAATTCTTGTTCTATGTCTTCTCTTTCAAATTCCATTAAATTTCTTTTGGTTTTTCTTTCTTAACTCCACCCAAAGATTTTGTTAATTTTAACATAGTAAAACCTTTATCAGTATTAAAAGGTTCTGTACTTAAACTGATTGAGTTATTACCACGCTCCAAAGTAAAAGATACAGAAACAATAGGAAAATTATAACCCTCACTATTAATATAAAATGATGTCACTTTAAATGGTGATTTATTTATTTTTGATATGAAATCATCCACAGATATGCTCCCCTTATACAAATTAATCTCAGGTATATTTGTATCCATTTTAATTTCTTTCCCTTTCAACTTATTAAAATAATCCTGAAAATCGGATGATTCTTGTTCTAAAATAATTTTTTTAAGTTGTGATTCGGTTATAATTAATCTCATCCTTCTGTGGTTTCTTCCTCTTCAGTAATTTCATTTATTTTATTCTTAGCCGTTACATACTTGTCAATTGACGCAATACCAAACGCTCCAAGAGTAATATAAAGGAACCCATCAAATACAAATTCATTAATCGGAAACTTCATTCCAAAGAATCCTGTATATATGTCAATACCCAGACAAATTACCATCATAATAAATGACCCAAAACCAACAATTGATTTTTCATTAATATCATTCTCATCCATAAACATCTTAATGAGAAATGACGGTTCTTTCTTTTTTGTTTTTTGTTTCATATTAATCTTCTTTAAATATTAAATATTCATTTGGTCTAGTCGAATTTCTAATTGTGAGTCCGTTAATCATAAATACAACATCAACAATTTCGTCGAAGTTGTTTTTGTAATACACATGTCTACCTTTGACTTCAGTAGTGTTGTAAATTAAAGAATCGTTACCATACTTTTGAACCAATACTGAGTCTTGTGTTACGTACCAAGACCCTTTTGATTTATACTCTTTTCTAATTTTCCCGTCATAATCAATAATTTTGTTATAATTAATTTTTAAATTAACTTGGGAACTACATGTAAAAGAAATAAAAAACATTAAAATTGCAAATAGTGTTTTCATATTATTTTTTTTAATAAAAATCAAAATCCATGTCTTCAAACGGAACCCTAAAATTTTCTTTTGAGTAATAATAGATATCGTCAACCATAGATTGTAATCTTTTCTCACCGATTTCTCTCATAAGATTTGAATCAAGGACAATTGATTGATTAATTACAAGTTTTCTACTGTTTGGTTTTGTTTGGTATCTTTCGTATATACTTTCCCCAACAATCTTAATCTTTTCATCCTTTGTAATACTTTTTTTAATTAATAGAACAAGGTCTTTGTAAATAACACAATTTACATCAGGAGATTCAATTAATTTTCGATATATTGCTTGAACTTCTTTGGTTGCATTTGGCTCAGACTGAATGAAATTCAAGGTATTAAGCATTTGCTTATAAATCTTAATACCAATATTATAACCTAATAAACTCTTTGGGAGTCCTTTCGGGAAGTGAGTTCTATTTCTTGGTTTATCAACATATGCGTATATAAAATCTTTTTCCAAAAAGTCAAAATAATCATTATAGAACTGTTCAATCTTTTCTTTAGGTGAAACTAATGTTGTATAATCGTTTTCAACAAGCTCACCATACAGGTCAGCAAGTCTTCTCATCTTTGTTTTAATTTTTGATGGAAGAATAATATAAAAGAACTCATTTTTTGGGTGAAGATAGATATCTTCCCATCCTAAGTTTTTAAGGTCATCTGAAATTTGAGAGAACAATGTATTAACTTTTTCGGTTATTGTTTTTAACCTTTTTTTTTCTTCGGTTGCCTTTTCTTCTTTCTTTGTTGTTTTAACAAGATATTGTTTTGGTTGTAAGGATTTTAAACGGCTAACCTTTATGCCCATTTCAGACATTTCAGCTTCCTCTCTCAAAACTTTAAAAATCAAATTCCTCATACTAAATAAATATCATATATAGTTAAGTTTGTTACAATGTATTTCATAATAAAAACCCCATTGGGGTTCAATGGGGTGAATTAATTATTTTTAATGGTACTTACATTTTTTCAATATCGCCCCACTGTTTTCCATATTCAGGATTTTGTGTGAAACTTTCTTCACTTCTTAAAGAATATTTGAGGTCTTCAATATAGTTTTCCAATTCATCAATTACTTGTTGGATTCTATCCATTCTTTGTCTTGGGCTAATTTCCTTACTCAAACGGTATTCTTGTGATAGGTAACCTCTTTGTCCTTCGTCACTTGTAACATTATATTCATCCTTACCAAAAAAAATATTATCAAGTTTTTGTTTTAATTTTAACTCTCTTTTATACTTACTCTCTTCGACAAGTATTTTAACTATTTTAGTTAAATCTGATTCTGTTAGTCTTACAATTTTTTTCATTTTTTTGTTCATATATTTAAAAATTAATCAATGTCTAATTCATCTTCTTTTTCATCAGGGTTGTCGTTGTAGAATCTTTGAGTTTCTTTACCCCAAAGGCCATCAGCTTTGAGTCCATTTTCTTCTTGCCATACTTTAACAAGTTCTTTTGTTTTGGCATTATACTTACCATTACAGTTTTCTTTATCATTTCCACATCCCTCACCTGTTCCAATATCAGGTGAATCTGTAGGTGTTACTAGATATTGTATATATTTAACCGCCGGTCCTTCGGCTCCAATTTTTCCAATTTTGTTTTTAACCATAATTGCCGTGTTCAAATCGGTATCCTCTTCTGAAAGTGGTCCTGAAGATTTTTTTGTAACACCTCTTGAAAAAACAATTTTTGACCCGCCCCAAGACCATTTACCTGAACTACGCACATCGTTTCCAGTTCTATAATATAATCTCCAAGTAAAATTATCTCTGATTTCAAGTTCGTATACATTACCATCAAAATCTTGTGAAAGTTTTGCATAATTATACCCTCCTTGAGTCCATTCACCATCACTATACTCCACACTTGCTTGGTCAAATCCAGTTTTTGGACTAACTAATTTATAATCTTCAACTCCATTTGTTTTAAGTCGGCCTTTCGCCTTTTCCCAAACCTCACCAGCTCGTTTTGTTCCAAGCCAGCTAAATATGACCTCTGAACCATTCCATTTCCAACTTCCATTATGAACAAGTTTAAATTTTGAATCCGCCTCTTGAGCAAGTCCATTACTTTTAATTTCCATATAATTTCCTTGGTCATTTTTATATTTTGCATATTCATATTCAGGTTCACCTTCAGGGTAATAACCCTCAACAGGTTCATTGTCGATTTTTGTCATAACCCATTCCTTTGCAACATCCCAATTGGGTACTTTAGGGACATCAACACTATCATCACCTGGTGGTGGGTTTATTCCACCTTGTTCAGTTAAAGTTTTTTTACAATCATAATTCATTAATAGTAATGACCTTTTTATCTCCTCAGTTATTTTATTTTTCATCAGTATTTTTTATTTATAAATATATTATTCTTCTACTTCTTCTATTGAATCATCAACAAATCCTGTATCGGTGGTCTCCCCATCAAGATAATCTCGGTCAACCTCTTTACCATCCCAATATTCAAGATTTCCATCATTTTCTCGTATTCTTATAATATCCTCAACCAATTTTTCGCTATAACTTTCTTGATATAATTTATAAGTGGTTTCAACTAATTCAGTTCTTCTTTCATAGAATTGGAATGAATAAAGTTTAACCTGAGGTCTATTTAACTCACCAGTTAATCTTTCACTTTCCCAAACAGATGGAACATTTAAATTATATGTTGCAACAATATAATTAAAATCAATATAATCTAAATTTTTTAAATTAAATAATTTTCCTACTGATTTGCAAGTTTTAACAAAAAAAATTTCATTTAAATCAATCTCAACTTCACTTTCAATTTTTTTTATAAAAAGAAATAAAGCCTTATCAGGTAATCCTTCAAGTTGGGAACGTTCCATATGGTAATAAATATATGATAAATAAAAAACCCCATCAAATTTGTGGGGTTTTAAAATCTATATTCATATTAAAAATTATTTACCAAAAAGTGTAAGAAGTTCGTCAAATTTTTTATTACTATCAGAATCAAATTGTTTTACATTTAACGTAACATATTCAATGTTGGGGAACGTCATTCTAAATAAATCACGAATTATTTCTTCGTAGAACTTACCACCAGGAGATGTTTCATCCAAAACAATGAACAAGTTAATTGTTAAATCTCCAATACTACCCAAAGAACCTACTTCCAAAGAAGAACTAGACACAATGACATTCTTAATTTCAGGAACCATTAGTTTAATAACCTTTAAAAAACTATCAGGTAATTTAAAATCCATATCATATCGAGTACTATATGAATTATATGTAATATCACTTCCATAAACTATGTAATCACTAGTAGTTGTATTTGTGGTTATAGTAACACCAGCAGTTAAATCACCATCATAATTTAAAATATATTCTTCATCCATAAAAGAAATATACTAAATAATTTTCAGAAAAAAAAGGGGGTAGGGGGAATCGGAACGACGGAAAAAAATTTTAGGAAATTATTTCACCAAATATATTTTGTTCTCGTCATAGTTTTTAACTAATACCGTTTCTTGTTTAAATTCCTTTGCAAGTTCTTCAGCAACCTTATTAAGAACATCAGAACTAATTCCAATTATTTCAATAGACAATGAAGTCTCATCATACAATGAACCATCTTTCGCCTTATATCTACCCTTAACAAAATTTCCAATTGTTACGCCATAAACCTCAGGGTTTTTTTTGATTACCTTATTTATTTTACTTGACTTAAACAAAATATTTTTTGTGGTCTCAATTTTATTTTTAATAAATCTGACAAGTTTGTTCTTAGTTAATTCAACGGCATTAACATCCACGGAGAAAACAATAATTCCACCCTTATCTTTAAACTCAGAATCAATTTCTTCAGTTAACTCATTGTCAACATTAGATTTAATGTATAGTGTTTTTGCGCTAGAGTCGTTGTCCCTATTAATAGAGAACCCATTTAATTTAATGGCCTCCATTAAACTATTGGCACCAATTTGCTCATAGGTTTCATTTAAAGAACCAAAGTTTTTAACCTTATCAATAAATTTTCTAATATCCATATTTTTTTAAAATAAATATATTAAATGTTAGTAATTAAATTTTCAAGTCCTTCAATAATAATTCCACAAGAAGAATAGAACTCATAGTTAGGTCGACCTGTATTCTTTGCCATAACTGTAACAAGGTTATGTTCCTCCTCGGTCAATGTAACGGTGGATGCATATTTCTTACACAACAAAATAAAATCATCCAAAGATATATTAGGATTTACAACAAGTTCATCCATAATGAAACCCATAGCTATCTTACGGGGGATATAATGGTCCTTAACCTTTTTACCCTTACCATACTTTACACCATTAGACTTTAATCCTGTTTCCCAGAACTTAGTATTTGTCATATCAAAAAGTGGGTTTCTATTTCGAGACAGAAACATATCATAAAGTTTAGCATTATCCTTAACCTCAAGATATCTGGAAACAAGACACAAGAAATCCTTTAATGTCTCTTCAACTCTAACTCTTTGTTCAATAGATAATTTCATACCACAAAGATAATCAAAAAAGGGGGTAGGGGGAATTGAACGACGAAAAAAATTTTAGAAATTAATTATCACCCTTTAACACCTCTTCCACCAAAATGGATTGTGACTGATTTGCATGGTAAGATGTTTTTACCTTGCAATTCAATACCTCTTCCACCCTTTTGCGCGTTACCAAATGTAAACGCTTAGTTGTTTCTACCTTGCAATTCAATACCTCTTCCACCAGCTCGATTTGGAATCTTGACACAGGGAGCGTTGTTTCCACCTTGCAATTTAATACCTCTTCCACCTCTTTAAAGAAATGAAGCTTAAAGTTTTTAGTTGTTTCCACCTTGCAATTTAATACCTCTTCCACCCATTCAGAGATAATTGATTGGTAAACATTAGATTCAAGTGAAAATATCTTAAAAAAATCTTCAAAGAAATAATATCTCCACCACAATGTACCTGATTTTTCATATTCAAAATACCAATGCTCATTTTCTCTATCAATAAACCAAATGGAGTCCTTATATGGAATTATCTCCACATTGGACAAATCCTTGTATAGTTTTTTAAATATAAACTTCTTAAATTTATCTGAAATTTCCATAGAGCAAAGATATAACAAATGATTCAAATAAAAAAGGGGGTAGGGGGATTGACAACCCGAAGGGAAAAATTTTAGATTTCTTCCTCAGAATATTTCTTTAGACTAACAGGTTCCACAAACGTACCTTCAAGATTTAACATCTCTTGTTTATATACGTCAATATTCTCCTGAGTATATATGGGGACAAACCTTGGTCGACTAACAAATGGGAGATTCTCACGGTTATCCCACTCAATAAGTTCTTTCTCAAACTGGGGAATATTAAATTTAAGATAAGAATATTCCCTCCAATTAAGATAATCATCTTCGGTGGGGACATACATAACATCCCCATAATTATCAATACTTAAATCAGGGTTGTTTGTATAAACATCAACAATACCATCATCACCATTATACTTATAACAAAGTACCTGAAGAGTATAAGGATTTTTCATTCTTTCTTTCCAATTCCTACCATAAGAACGAACATTACAGATATAAAAGAACCCATCTTCAAAAGAATAGATTCTATTTTCAATTTCGTTTTTAAGATTAACGAGTTCCGATATTGTATAGTTACTTAAATTCATAGTACAAAGATAATAAAAAAGGGGGTAGGGGGATTGACAACGAAGAAAAAATTATTTTCTCCTAAGTCCGCTATACCCTTTATCAATATAATTCTTCAAATAAGTTTCAACCTTATCTGTAAAAAATCCAATAACCATTTTCGGTGGCATAAATTTAAAAACATCCACATTCTCAATGTTCGGGAAATGTTCGTCAGGTGTTAAACTATTAAATCTGGAATCATATTTAAAAAAGAATTCATACCCGTGTCTATATCCAAGTATTTCCCCATCTTTATAAAGATATACCGTACCTGTTATTCTATCGCGTCCGTTATCACTCCAATACACAATATCAAATTTGATATTAAGTTTTTTAATAAGTTTTAAAAATACCTCGGAGGATTGGTTTTCAGTTATAACGTACTTCATATAACAATAAATATACTCAAAATAAAAAAGGGGGTAGGGGGAATTGAACGACGAAAAAAATTTTAGGTAAATAAATGTTTATACAACGGATTGTCTTTATAATCTTCTACCAATTTTTTATAGAAAATTATCTTATCTTCAACTCTCTGTCCTTTAGGTTGTGATGTGTCCCACAATTCCAAATTCACAATCCTGTTATCTAATCTATCTCCATTTATATGATGTATATTATGATGAGGTTTTAATTTGATATTATATTCTTTTTCATAAACATATCTATGTTGGAATTTATATATTCTATCTTCCCTATCATAAACCAATCTATATCCATCCTTGTTTATCTTACCTCCCTTATTCCTGTTACACCCGCAAGATTTAGTCCTTGAACTTGTTAAACCTGAAGAGTCGGTAATAACTTCCCCTCCGCATTCACAAGAACACTTCCAAAATTTTTTTACACTACCACTTTTATATTTTTTACGATGTGAAAATGAGATTACTGTTAATTTACCATATTGCTGACCAACAAAAACATATGATTTATTCATGATACAAAGATAATCAAATTTCTTAAATTTTTCCAAAAATTTTTTTTCTACATTGGGGGACATTTTAGAATAGGGGGTCAATATATATGGAAACAAAAAACCCCACTCATTAGGTGGGGTCGGTCCGACAATACTATCATCGGAGGGGTTAATATATATTAATTATTTAAATAGGGTGATATCGTGGGGACCCAAACCCTTATCCCATCCTTTTGGAGCGACAATGAACATAACCTTTTTACCATCAGAGATTAATGAAACATCCCCCTTTGTATAATATTGATGATTTGGATATTTTCCCATTAATTTCTCTACCACATCTTTTTGTTTTCCTGATAATTTATTAACATCACCCAACACATATCCTTTATTAACAAGAATTTCATTTTGTTCTGAAATAACTCTTTTAACAAGTCTTATTAAATCTGATTCTGTAAGTCTTACTATCTTTTTCATATTATTGTTTTATCATAAATATATCATAGAATAAAAAACCCCAACCTTTATTAGAGATGGGGTCGGTCCGACAATACTATCATCGGAGGGGTTAATTAAAAATATATATTATTTTAACGTATCATATTCCGATACTTATTAAACATTTCGTTATATTTTTCTGAGAACAAATTGTTTAACTCATTAAATTGGTTTCTATCAATGTTTGGGTCTTCCATCATATCATGTATAATACCCTCAACACTGTTTCTTAACTGATACATAAATCTTTTTTTATCTATGGTAGTTCCCGAATTTTTTAAATCATTATATAAACTTTCCATTTTTGTATCAATGTGATTTAACTTACTTATAAGTTCTTCTTTGTGAGGAGTTTCCACTTGGTCGTTATTTGTTGTCTCAAAATCAAGTTCCTGATTAAATTGTTCATACAACCCCTTAATTCTGTTTTTCTCTTCTTCAGTAATTATAAATTTTCCCATAGTATATATTTTACAATAAATACCAAAATTTTCCAAAAATTTTTATTTCCAAATAGGGGGGTCATTTTAAAAATGGGGGTCAATATATGGGGAAATAAAAAACCCCTCACATTGGAGGGGTTATAAAATATCATATATAATTTTTACATATCATCTTCTTCCTCTTCATCAGAAAAGGCATAATTGAGTTCATCAAGAATTGCACTAACAGGTAATGATTTACCCTTAGCATTTACAAACTTACCATCCTCAAATGAAGTTAACTTTGGAGTGTCTCCCACAGTGTCAGGTAGAACATACTTATTCCAAAACTTTTTAATATCACTTGGAGTTGCCTCAGCCCCGAGTTCATCTCTCAATGCTCTAAATCTCTTTGGGATTTTTATCATATTATCTTTTCCATCGTTCTCCTCGTTAATCACTCTTTTAACAAGTCTTATTAAATCTGATTCCGTTAACCTTACTATCTTTTTCATATTTTTTAATTTATATATAAATATATCGTAAAATAAAAAACCCCCATAATTTTGGGGGTTATAAAATACTATCATCGGAGGGGTTAATTATCTATAACCTTGTACATGATAGTAGGTTTCATCGTTACATACTATTTGTATTTGATTTTGTTCTCTATCACCTATTCTACAAAAACCACTATTAACATTTTTAACTAAATTATCCCATCTTTGTTTAGGAGTGTCATTATCTTCTAGTTCTTCTTTTATAACAAGTCTTGTTAAATCTGATTCTGTTAGTTTATTACTCTTTTTTTTAAATGGGGTGTACTTCTTATATCTGTCAACCATTTTATCACATTTGGAACAATGAAGAGTTCCCCTTAAATCATCCATAGGTTCAGTTTCTTTATAGGTACCCTTACCACACGATTCACACTTCTTACCTTTAACATCCTCTTCATTTGAGGACTCATTTATAACTTGTTTAACAATCTTTGTTAAATCATCCTCGGTCAATCTTATAACTTTTTTCATAATGTAAATTTACAAATAAATATCAAAATTTTCTAAAAATTTTATTTTAAGTTCCCACGAATTTTTATATATAGGGGGTCATGTTCTATATATTTTTTATGGAAAATTTTATTGATGGGATTATCCCCCCTATTAGACCTTAAAAACCCCTATATAAGGGGGGATACGGCAGGGGGGAGGGGGTACCCACCCTATATAGGGGGTACACAGGGGGTGTATTATTATATTAGGGGGAGGGTAAGGCAATTATAATATACCCTCCCCCTTCACTGACTATGTTATAGACCCATTGCGTTACCTATCATTGCAATCAGGAGTATTAGTGCTACAAATACGATGAATGCTTTAAAGGGGTTTCTCATATGGGTTATTGTTTTTAATTGTGGTACAAATATACGGCAACATATCTATGTGGCCAAAAAAAAGAAAGGGGACTATTGTCCCCCTTCTTCTGTTACCATTTCTTCTTCTGAAACATCGGAACCCTGTACTACTAATGTTGAGTCTTGGGGCTGACAACAAGTGCCATCACACTTACAATTGTAATTATAAGTTGTGTGTTCACATGAAGTGAGAATGATTGTAACTCCTAAGATAAATAATAACTTTCTCATGTTCATAAATATATTTGGTTGGTATTATTTTTTGCTATATCTTTGTGTTGGTGCTTTATTGTGTGG